CCTTGTTGTAATCAACTTCTAGATAACGCATGCCACTTGCATCGTTAATGATGTACCCTGCTTTTTCCATGGGATCAATCCTCTGTGCAGCACTAAGAATGCGCCTGAAGCTTTCTGCCATATCACCATCGTTATTGCGTTCACATTCTTCTTGCGCTGCATGCATCTCCTTCAGTGTCAAGAAAAAGAGTGAGCGCTCTTGACTATCTGGTTGGAACACCAAAACTCCAGGGCCTTCTGCTTCCCAGAATTTGCAATACTGCTGGCCCATGTCACCGAGGACAAGCTTGATAGTTGCGTCAAGCATGCGTGCTTTTGTCTTGTCCATCTCTGGACCAATCACAGAAGCAATTAATTTTTCGCGCCGATTCATTTTTCTAGCAACCCTTGTCGGTGAAGTGATTCTACAAGCTTTTCCGTAGGTTGGTACAAGACCACTAATTTGCCTAGTACACCACGTTTCTTGACCAACTTACCATTTTCATCTCTGACCTTATTAAACTCGCCAGAGCGGATCAGATATTCGGCTACACAACGCAGTCGTCTTTTCAGAGGAAGCTCAGCTTGCGGAAATTTTCCACATATCGTGCCCATTTCCATGTCCTTGAAAGCCAGCCTCAAACGATTTGCTAGCGTCATCCCAGAATTTAGATCCTCTTCCTCGTAATTCTTAAGGTTTTCTAGGTAACGTCGCAAGCAGCCATCATCAAAAGATCCTTCTGGTGGAAGGAAAAAAGATACCTGAAGTGCCAGGGACTCAGGCAGCTTTTGAAGGTGGTTTTCAACAGTGATAGAGGAGATGTCTAATCCCTGGAAGCGATGTGCCATTATTCCAAACGTCCAAATTGACGCGTCTGATAGCTCATCATTGGCACGTTTTCATGGTTCCGTAGGTCTTGAAAGCCAATCTCACGATTTTTTGCAAAAGATTGAACCAGGTGATTCCAAGGAATACGAATCAATGCCTTGCGGTTGGGATCAGGAGATACGTTGACATAATGAATGCCTTCTACCCATCCCTTTTCTGGTTTTTTTCGGCCAATTGAAATCCAGTTGCGGATAGTCTGGTCAGACACACCAAGACGCTTACCGCATTCCTCAGTGGAAATGTACTCATCCGCATACGCTTCAGGATTTAAAACGTTGGTTTCTCCGTTGGCATAACGGCTGTGCCACATAGATGCCAAAATGTTCTTGATTCCTTTTAATTCGTGGGCAATGTCTTCGAACCCTTTACGAATCCCGTAAGTCATGACAATACGCTTTTTAAAATGCTAATGTATGGGAAAACATTTTGCGTCTTATGGACGAACAAATTCCCGCCAGCCAGATCCCCCAAGCTTTTCAGCAAACCTTGGAGGGTCAGATTACGCCTGAACAACTTGCTGAGCTAAAGGCCAGGGCACGAGAAGCGGCGATTCGTCAAACACTGGCACAACAAAGTGCACTGCCTCCCCAGCAGCCGCAGGTTGTTTACGTACGGCGCAATCTTACCGTTGCAGAAATCCTCCTTGTTATACTTCTGTCTTGCGGAATTGTAACAGGAATTCAGTGGTCTTGGTCCTTGGTTACAAATGTTTTGCCGCGAATTGAAGTGAGGCTTCGCTGAGTAATCGGCTTTATAATTAGTAAAAAGCGCGCTTAAGCAGGTACGTGGCCAATCGAAAGATTAGCGAATTTAATTCCATTAATGGGAATGAAATTGATACGCAAGACATTCTGACGCTTGTCCACGTATTTGAAGTCGACCCAGAACTCCGTAATCGTAAGATTACTTTTACGGAGTTTCGCGCTTATTTAAATCAATACTATGCAGATGTAAAGATTGGTCAGGCAAGAACAATTACGAACTCTACGGATACGGGTACAACAGGTGAAATCTGTTGGGACAGCAACTACATCTATGTGTGCGTAGCCACAAACACCTGGAAACGAGTTGGCTTATCTAGCTGGTAACTACACTAATTAGGAAGAGAAACAAAAATGGCATTTGGAACTTTAAAAGTAGATACGCTGACCTATACCGATGGCATTGGCGAGGCCAGTCTTGCGGTTTCTGGTATTGCAGAGTTTGTTCAAAAAAATATCACGGTTACCGGCACTATTTCCGGTGGTATTATCATCGGCGGCACCCGGATTTTTAGTCCCATAGTCAGTGGTGTTAGCGGCCTGTTTACTACGGCCACCGGCAGTACAGCTCAATTCACAACATACAGCGGCACAACTTACACCGGTATTACCGCAAATTTTGTAAGCGGTGTTTACACCACACAGCTTTCTGGTGCCACAATCACTGGAGATGTCGGCAGATTCACAACGCTCACCGGTCAAACTGTCAGCGGTGTAACGGCGACTTTTACAACAGGTAACTTTACTACCCTTAGCGGAACAAATTTTACGACAACAACCGCTGTTATTGGTAGTGGGAGTGTTGGAAGTCCTTCTCTTGCACCAACAGGAGACCTAGATACTGGATTGTATTTTCCAGGGGCCAATCAATTTGGTATCGCGACTAGTGGCGTCGGCAGGGTTTTAGTTGACGCCAGTGGCAATGTAAATATTGACAGCAATACTTTATACGTTGACGCTGTTAACAACCGTGTTGGTATTAACAACCCAACTCCGACTACAACACTCCATGTTTCTGGAACAGTAACTGCAACGTCACTAGTTGGTCCTTTAACAGGTAATGCATCTACTGCAACTGTTTTACAAACGGCTCGTACTATTAACGGCGAAAGTTTTGATGGCTCTAGCCCTATTAATATTACTGCTAATACTACAAATGCTGCAACATTTAATAATGGAGGAGCAGGCGCTGCTTCTGGAAGCACATTTAATGGTAGCAGTGCGGTAACAATTTCTTATAACACCATTGGTGCTCCTAGTGTCTCGGGAACCAATGCAACTGGTACTTGGGGAATCAGTGTAACAGGAAACTCAGCAACTACAACAAAACTTGCAACTCCAGTAAAAATTAATGGGATTGATTTTGATGGCTCTGGGCCTATCACAATTCCCGCAACAGCTGCTAACGCAGTTACTTTTAACAACAGCGGCACGGGAAGTACAAGCGGCATTACATACAACGGAAGCGCTGAGGTTACGGTATCTTACAACACCCTTGGTGCACCAAGTGCCACAGGTGCCAATGCCTCTGGTACTTGGGGAATCAGTGTAACAGGAAACTCAGCAACTACAACAAAACTTGCAACTCCAGTAAAAATTAATAACATTGATTTTGATGGCTCTGGGCCTATTACTATTACTGCTAATACAACTAACACATTAACAAGAGGTTCTTATTTAACAGGTAGCAACTTTAATGGTTCCGCAGCAGCTACATGGGCCGTTGATGCCACAACAACCAACACCGCTGGTAAAGTTGTTGCCCGTGATAATTCTGGTAATTTTTCAGCAGGTACAATAACTGCCGCTTTAAGTGGAAATGCAAGCACAGCTACAATACTTCAAACAGCTCGGACTATTAATGGCTGGGCTTTTAATGGCTCTCAAAATATTACAATTACAGCTGTTAACCCAGCTGCTTTAACAAACGGCAGTTATTTAACAGGCAGTGTTTATGATGGATCGGGTGCTGTTACCTGGGGTGTTGATGCTACAACAACAAATACAGGAAACAAAATTGTTGTCAGAGACACATCTGGTAATTTTTCCGCTGGTACAATCACAGCGAACCTTAGCGGAAACGCAAGCACTGCTACAGCATTACAAACAGCACGCAACATTAACGGCTGGTCCTTTAATGGCACTCAAGATATTACAATTACAGCAAATACTACAAACGCGTTAACATTTAACAACGGTGGAGCAGGCGCTGTTTCAGGAAGCACGTTTAATGGTAGTGGTGCCATTACAGTTTCCTATAACACCATTGGTGCACCAAGTACAGGAGGAGCTAATGCCACTGGTAACTGGGCAATTAATATTACAGGATCTGCAGCCAGATTAACAACAGCGCGTACATTAATTATTGGGGAGACATCTAGAAGTTTTGATGGATCGGCAGATCTCACCTGGACGCTTAATGATATTGGATGTGGAGATGTATTTGAAACAGAAGTTCAAACATTAACCAATAAAACAATTTCAACCGGCGTATATTCTGGAACGGTTGATGTTACTGGTTCTTATAGAAGTGGTATTACTGCTCTTGGCTCAGGTACAACTATTAACTGCAGCTTAGGAAACTATTTCACAAAAACAATCTCAGGTAATACAAGTTTTTCGGTTTCAAATGTTCCAGCTAGTAGAGCTTATTGTTTTACATTAGAATTGCAGCATAATAGTGGCGCAGTAACATGGTTTTCTGGTGTAGAGTGGCCTGAAGGAATTGCGCCTACATTGACAGCTGGCAAAACTAGTTTGTTTATTTTTGTAACAGACAACAGCGGAACTCGCTGGCGCGGTGCTTTCCTGGTAAATTACACTAACTAACATGGATCCTATTTCTACACAATTATTGGCAGCGTCTCAAAAAGAACAAAATTACGATGGCTCTCTCGCTGCTGTCCATGAAAACTCTCCACATATAGCTGCGTATCCTTTTACAGCCGCAACAGGATTTGGTGCAAGATACAGTAACCCAAACACTTTGCCACCTAGTGCAACACAATATCCAAATTCCGTAACCTTTACTAAGGACACTACAATACTTGCTTGGCCAACAAATACAAATACTGGCACTAATCAGGTTTTTTTCTACGGCTGGAACAAAGCTACGGGTTTTGGATTAAGGATCGCGGACCTTTCAGGTGTCTCCTATTCTCTTTTGGGTGCTGTTACAACTAAAGTTTCCGAATATGGAGCTGGATATAATTACATATTATTTTCATCAGTCAACGGCTCTATTTACCGTTTTCATGTGGCAGAATACGCAAACATTAATCAAGTAAATAGCAAAGCCACGGGTTATGGTGGTTCTACAGAACAAATTAAATTTAATAACGCGGGTACTTATGTGTTGGGTTCTAGTGGTCTCTTAAGAGTTTATCCATGGACTGATGGATGGCCGGCGTCAACTACTAATTTGGGAACCCCAGTTGAACTTAGCGGAACAGGAATTAGCTGGCACCTGGGAGATTGGCATCCATCAGACACAGTTATTGTTGTTGGAAACCTTGATACACCAGGATATTTAAGAGCTTATAATTTTGGAGGTACATGGGGATCGTTGCTTAGTAGTGCTACAAGTCCCTTGACCAGCATGAATAGTGTATGCTTTTCACCTAGTGGTAAAACTGTTTTCACTGTTGGCGACGATTCCCCCTACCTTAAAGCATATGCATTTGACCAAACAACAGGTTTTGGCAGCGCTTTTTCAAATCCTGCTACAGTTCCAACAGGAGCTTGCTACACTGTTGTAGCGGCTAAAACAAACGATCTTGTAGCAGTATGCTCTAATGCCCATCCTTACATCTTGGTTTATCCTTGGGACGATTCAACTGGTTTCGGTACAAAGTATTCTGATCCCAGCAGTCTACCTGCAGGACGAAGCCGCGCCATCGCCTTTATGTGACCTTAAACATGTCTAAACAAGAAAAAAAAATTAGCATTCTTAAGCATGCTCTTGGAGGAAGAGAAGAAGAAATTTTTTCCTACCAAATTGATATTGATAACTTTGAAAGAGCAATTAAAAAAATTGAAACAGAATATGAAGAAGACACTAATATGCAAAGTTTTAAGGAACATTTGCACAAGCTGCTAAAAGAAAACAAAGAGCAGCAGGCAAAAGCAGTTATTATCCACGACGTAATCAAAGAACAACTCTTTGAGTTGACAGGAGAAGCATGTTTTACGCACGTTTGAACAAAGACGGTAAAGTAGACCGTTATCCATACACGCTGACAGATTTAAAAAACGAGAATAAACATATTAGTTTTCCAAATGTTATTGATGAGTCAATCATTAGCATGTTTAACGTGCAGCCAGTTACATTGACTGAGCCGCCAGAAATTGATCATACACAAAATTTAATCCGTTCGGCTGCGCCTAATAAAAAAGGCCAATGGTTTGAGACGTGGACCATTGAACCGGCAACCGAAGAACAAATTAAAGAGCGCACAGAAATTAAAATAAACAGTATTAGAGGGCATAGAGATCAACTTCTTTTGGCTTCAGATTGGACACAAGGCCTTGATGTGCCTGTAGATCAAGAAGCCTGGGCAAACTATCGACAAGCTTTACGTGACATCCCAGAACAAGAAGGGTTCCCCTGGGATATAACCTGGCCAGAAAAACCGTAGAATAGATTTTTCTTTTTTGTGTCATGCCTTGCAAAAAGACTGAGCTAGCTTCAGCCATCAATTCGTTTGGTTCGGCTCGTGTTACTGGCGACAGTAACCTAATTGCATTTTCAATTGAATTGGTGAAGCAACTTTTAGACACCTTGGAATTTGCACCAGAAGATGATGCGGTTGTCCTGGAAGACACCGAAGTAAAAGAAGCCGAACCCGTGTAATTCATTGACCTGACCTAGAGTTAAAGAAAGCTCTAGGTCGATATGTCAATTAAACTCACGGACGCTGCAAAGTTCTTCAAAGGAGAACCGCAGCAAATTGATGCATTGGAATGGCTCCAGGCTCAGCTCACCGCTGATGTCTTGGAGCTTTTTGCTGAGAAGTATCGCAATAAACCAAAGCCTACTCCAACTGTAGATAATACTTGGGACGCTGTTTTTGCCGCAGCTGAAACAGCAGGTAGTAAATGGCCTGAATGTGTTGCTGCACAGTGGGCACTTGAGTCAGGTTGGGGCCAGCACACATCTGGTAAAAATAATTACTTCGGATTGAAAGGGCCTGGCTCTACAGTCAGCACTCAAGAATTTATCAACGGTCAATGGGTCACAATTAAGGCTGGATTCCTTGATTTCCCCGATTTGCAAACCTGTGTTTGCTACCTTGTTGATCGCTGGTACAAAGACTTTGGTCGCTTCAAAGGTGTAAACAGAGCTACCAGCAGGAATGAATGTGCTCGACTTTTGGTCAAAGAATCTTACGCGACAGATCCCGACTACAGCACAAAATTAATTCAGATCATGGATCGTCAGCTCCAAAACATTGGAGAAAAAGAAGATCTTGATCCGCATAACGGTAACTTCAACCCCTGGAGCCCATTTACCTATAAGATCACACCTAATATCACCTACGGTGAACTTTGTTTAAACCAAGAAAAGCGGCGGTTTACCAAGCAATATCAATGCGACACAGCAAAAGAACTTTGCTTGTTCCTTGAGAAAGTTCGTAAACAGTTTGGTAACAAGCCAATCATTATTACTAGCGCTTCCCGTCCAGAACCCATCAATACACAGGTGGGTGGGTCTAGGAATAGTGAACATACTTATAATGCGCCGTCTAAAGGAGCCATTGACTTTTACATTCAAGGCGTCAACACCTATACAGTACAAGATTGGTGCGATAAAAACTGGCCTTATTCGCTAGGATATGGGGCGCCAAAAGGATTTGTGCATGTCGGCATCAGAGAAGGAAAACCACGCGTTAGGTGGGACTATTGACATGAAGAAATATAAAGAGCCTTGCATTAGGGTTAATATGTGCTGGCAAATCGGAGACGAAAAAAAATGCGTGACCTTACCAAAGGCACACGCATATGAAACAAGAGAATGGGTGGAAGAGCAAAACGGAGTAGTATTTTGGTTTCAAGCGCTACCGGATTGATCAGCGTTGCTTAGCGCGACCGATAACAAGAGCCCCGATCTCAATAATGCGGTAAAGCTTACGAACAAGCTTGTCATCTTTGGGGGTAGGAGTTAATGCTGTGATGGCAGAACAAGCTGCATGAATAGCAAGAGCAGCCTCCAGGTAATCATTAAGGTTATGCATGGTGATATTGCATTTCTTTTATTCTAAAAGCAAGAGCTTTAGATGTCATAAAAACGACAGCCCAAAGCATGTGGGTTTTCCTTGCAATACGCGTGCCAAGGATGAATTGCAGATTTATTTTCTTTTTTAAACCAGGCCAGTAGTCGTTTAATCATGGTCTGTTTGTTAGTGGAACAAGAACTTCCGGGAATGGCATGTCGGGTGGATGCTCATTCTGCCATGCCTGCTTCCATTCGGCTAGCGAATGGTCATGCAATGTGTCGAAATAAGAATCATCCCCTGGCTCCAGGATAATTTTATTTTGTTCATTTGCAGGAGGAGTACCGATAAACCAAAGACCCAAAGTATCTAAAGTTACTGTTGCACCTGCGGCAATAATACAAATATCTTCAGTAAATGCGTAAGAACCATCAATGATTGTTATGTTACCTGTTACCGGTGAGACAATATTTTCAGTAAAAGGAGTGGACTCTTGCAGGAAAACGTCTCCGCTTAAGCCCTCCTCCTCCATGTACGAGACCGTACTTTGAAATTCAATAACAACAGCAACGTTGTAATCAATAGGTTCATTGCGTGTTGACGAAACACAAAGCAGATAGCTTCCTTGGTCCAAGGGATAGTAACGTTCGTCGCCGCGATCTAGTCGTATGCTTGAAAATGTATTGTATAGATCGGATTGTGTATTCATAACCGTATCAAGATACGGCACATACACGCTTCCGTTCGCGTCAACGGTTAAAGAATCAGCTTGAAAAATAGGATTCCCTTGGATTGGGTTTTTATTTAGATCAAAGGCGGAGACTTGAATGTAATTAGGACGTGGTAGATCTTTTGCAAGGATGATCCAGGCGGGGGCATTAATGTTGATTTGAAACCAATGGTTATAAGTACCGCCACCAAAGCCACCATTAGATTGTTGTAAAGTATCTGCACGACCAATGACACGATTCTTGGGACCTAAAGAACCGTGAAGATAACGAACAGAAGTTTGCGAAAAGTTACCAAGAACCAAAGGATTCGCTTGAGTCCGTTGAGGCTGGCTCAACTGGTTTCTTGCCATTCGACTTGGTAATATTGTATGTATTTCTCATCATAATCGGAACAATTCCGGTTAACCAAAGGATTCTGGATGGTCTGTTTATAATAACGCTCTCTGAGAACTTTAATCTCAGCGGCATTTCTAACCTGCTGGTACTGCATCAGCTTCTCAGGTTGGAAGGCGTACTCAAATGGGCTGATCAACGCTGGAGGAAACAAACGATTCCAGCTTGAGACCAGATGTAGAGGGTTGAGACAAGATTTGTTTCCGCACACCCTGGTCACGAACAGCGAGCCCACATCGCCCCAGGCGCATTGGTAGATCGCCTTGTGCGGCGTCACATTGGTTGATTTATCCCTGGAGTACAGAGAGCGGTAAGAGGGCAGGCAAATGCGCTTCTTGGTTGCCAGGGGGGCCTCCCAGCACTCATCAACAGGACCTACGGGAATCTGGTCCCACAGCTCGGCGTACTTGCGTTTGTAGTCGTCGTGCATGTAGTTGACATCAAATCCACAGATGTTGTCACGAATCTTTTCGGCGCAGTGATAGCACCAGTGGTTGTCAAGGGAACGGATGGTATGCCCGTGGACGCATGGGTACCCCTGGTACAAGCCATGTTGCTTTAGTTCATCTGTACCAAGGCTGTCCACATTGGGGACGTGCCTGAACATCTCGTGTTCCTTTACCAGGTCTGCGATCTGTTTGGGAATGTTTGCCATGAATTGAAGTGGTTGGGCGGAGTTAGGGCGGACTTTCCGACTTTGACCCCTGTTTCATCTTTATTATAAAAAGAGCCCATACACTTTGGGGGGGTGAAGTGTAAGGGATTCTTACCGCCGGCCCAAACGAGTCTCATCATAAGACTACCCATACACTTTGGGGGGTAAAAGTGTATGGGGCCTCGTGTGATTAAAGATAAAAGGACCCCCAAAGTCGGAAAGTCCGACCAAAGTCCGACCTCCCAGTGCCATCACCCCCTGGTAAATCTCACAACTCATCTCATGTGCGACGCGTGAGACCGTATTTCCAGTAAAAAACCCCTGCTTTCGCAAGGGTTGTAACCTCATTTCCCGGTGGCAGTTTAGGCGGAGAAGGCCAGGCTTTCCTTGGCACGACGCTTTTTCTTTTTCTTAGGTGCCGGCTCTGGGTTTACGTCATGACTGACCTCATTCATGACATCTTCAAAGATGCCACCAAACTGAGACGCAACTGTGTCCCATGCGAATTGGGGGTCCGTGGCCCGCTCATAGCATTTCTTACCAATCTCATCACAGATCTCAGGCACCTGATGTAGTTGTTCAAGGATCTCAACGAGATGCTCAGAAGACGGGCAAGGCATTTCCCTTCCGTAGTTGGTATCCACATCAATGTGGTCGCAGCGGATCAGTTCGCCATAGCCCTCAAAGATCTCTTTACAGGACGTATGGTCAGGCACCACCTGCGGCACACCACATGCAGCGTGTTCAAAGTTGACGAGACCCCAGCCCTCACCTTTACAGGTGTTGACGCCCACATCACATGCGTTGTAGATCGTGTTGAGCATGTCCACCGATACGTTGGGAGGACCATCCGTCTGTGCGGTCATAATGATGCGCCCATTGGGATCCAATCCAACACGCGTCATCTCCCTGGCAAAAAGACCCATGACATCCCAGCCTTGATCCTTTAGTCCCATGTGCAGATACAACTTGGCATCAGGGCGTCCCACCGCAAACTCAGCAAATGCCTTGATGGTAATGTCAATCCGTTTACGGAATTGATTTCGATTCCCATTGAAAACAATAAAGTCATCTGGGTTCAACCCAAGCTTCTTGCGGCACTCAATCTTATCCACGGGATAGAACTGACCTAGAGTCACACCATGGGGGATAACGGCGATTGGCTTGCGGATACCACCTTTTACAAATTCGTGCGCACCAAATTCTGTATAGGAGATGATGGCATCCCAGTCGTTGGCGGTATCAGCAAGACAGCCAACCCAACCATACGAATCCATGGGTGCATACCCCACAAACTTGAAGTTGCCAGCCTTATGCAAATCCTGGATTTGACGATACTGTTCATTAATGATCCACATGTCATTAATGGTGAAGACAATATCCGGCTTCTCTTTCTCGACAACTTCCCTGATGCGCTGCTCACCAAAGGGCGCAGTTTGAAAACGGTTAGATGATGGATAAATCTTGAAGTCTTTCTGTTGATCACAGGGATCACCCCACCAGTTGTGGCCAAGCACCACAATTTCGAAGTCATCTTTCAAACGGTAGATGACATTTTCAGTGACACGTGCAAAACCAGTCATGGCGACGATGTCACCACACCAGAGCACCTTAGTTTTTTTACTCATTAAATCGAGTTACTCTCGATTTACTATACAGAAACAGAAGGAGTTATTGAACGTACGAGTTCTTTTTCTTCTGCTGTTTTTGCCTTGAGTTTTTTCTTTAGGAACTCGGCAGCTTTGTGTGTTTGAGTTGTGTCGCCGCAAGTATATAGATCAATAGCGCAGTACCCAATCTCAGGCCAAGTGTGGATTGATGCATGGGATTCAGCCAGTAATGCAAGCAGTGTGACACCTTGCGGTTCAAATTTTTCCCCAAAAATACGGAGAATGTTTGCTTTTGCCATAGAGAGAGAAGCCTCAAGTAGGCGTTGAAGCTCCTCGTAGTCATTAAGAATTTCCTGATCGCAATCATAGAGATCAAGGATCAAATGGCGTCCGTTACTCACATGTTTTCAGCATTTTCATCCATTATCTCATCGGTACTTACGGAAAGGTCCACTCCGTAGAAAGACTTGTACTCCTCTGGGTTGGCGGCCACCTCCACAATTGACGGATAGGCTTTGTATTTTTCTTCATTTGCGTCACGGATGGCCACGTTAACGATACGCAAGCCTTTGCTGTTCTTGGTGCCATAGACATTAATTTTTAGCTGATGTCGGCAGATGTCAAGGAATAGTGGTTCAAAACGTCCACGCGACATGGTACCAACGTTACAGCTACGAGAGAATTCTGCATAGCTTGCATAAAGCCATCGTTGCCACTCGGAATAGTAACCAGATCCACCAGAAGGCTGGACTTTACAGAAACCAATAGGTGATGTTACGCCTGGATCAAAGACAACTTTGTGATCCATCCAATCCAGCAGTGGATTAGAGCGCAGGCTTTGAGTCTTCTCGTACTTCTGGAAGAAGGCGATGTTTTTACCTGTCTCCATCAGGTAGGAACGCATGTCATCTTCTGTCATATCCAACAACCAGTTCACAAGCCCTGGCAGTAAAGGAGCAAAAAGTCCCTGCGGGTTGCCTTTGATATCGAACTTGATTAGTTCTTTTTGTTCCGCTTGCCCACCCGTGAATGGACGATCGAACGGGATAGTGAGACGCCGACGTGCAAGACCAGATGTGTAGTCAGTGGACTGAATAGCTTCATTAGCCGTAATCATTACGGTCCCATGGTATTGAAAGGGATCTTGCCCTTCGCTTTGATACTTGCGTTCAGAGCGAATCCAATCATTACCCGTGATGGCCTTCAGTTTGGAAACAGATCCACCCCAACGATCAGCATCCTGGAAGAGCAACAGTTTTTTACCCATGTAGCTAGCGGCTTCAAAACGGTTCTTCTCCAGGTTTTCAAAGTCAGTGGAGTAGGTGTTCTGTTTACCGACCAGTGCTACGGCAAGGTTTGCGTAGGTGGACTTACCAGATTTACCGGGTCCCACAATTTCAACAAACTTTTGAATTTCATAGCGACCGAGCAGTGTTGCCCGCAGCCATGCCCGGAGCACTTGAGCACGCTGCCAGTTGTCGTGTTGCGTGTGCTTCAACCACTTAATAATTTCTTCACATGTAGCAGATGGATCGTAGTCATACGGCATCTGCTGAGTCATGTACAGATCACGCGAGAACCCAATCAGCTCTTTGGTTTCTACGTTCAGAACACCATTGGTGAAGAGTAGGTATTCGGATCCGTCGTACCACTCATCAAATGGAATGATGGCTTGCAGTTGCGTATAGACATCCGTCATGTAGTTCGTGGTGAACCCCTCAAACTTCTCTTCTGTTTGTACGAGGTATTTGAGCTTCTCTCGAAGGTCACCCATCATTTCAACCTTTGTCAAGGCTTCCCATAAACCTTTGCGTGGGCGATAAATGAAGAATTGTCCATGGGGTTGACTGTACCGAAGATTGCCGGTATACATGTCGAACACTTTGTCAGCGACCGCATCCGATGAAAGGCGTTTTTCTTTTTCTTGGTCTTTTTTCTTTTTGGTACGCGTCTCCAGCACAGTGTGCTTTTCGCTCCACTCAACAGTTTTTTCTAAAACAATCGGAGCTTCAACAGTTTCCATCTTTAAATCTTGATCAATTTGTTCAACCAGTTCAGCAATACTTGCCATTCGCTCCAGTGTCTCATCATCAACACCAAGCACCCGATGGTCTTGTGGAGGAGTCCAGCCATTCTCCTTCGCCAAATGGAAAAGAGTTCCAACAGTGCGACCACCACCCTTGCTGAACGATAACCAACGTTTATGGCATTCCCCTTCTCGGTACTTATCGGATTGCCTGGACCATGCGTCCCATTCATCCAACAATGAATCATCAACTGAATGCATTGTTTGACCGATCATGATCCACATGTCGTAGTCATCGGCAACTTCAGGAGCCAAGGCCCAAGTAGCGTCCTTGACGTTTTGGATTTCACGATCCAATCCAAACCGTGCCTCTACTACACTGGACGCCGTGACAAGACGAGTGACTTCACTAGGTGGTTTGCCTAGCTTGACGTTTTTATTGATGATGCCAGTCAGCAACCAGTCCGGCATTTCCGGTAACTTATCTACCCATTCAAAACCTTGTCCTTCTGCCGTGAAGTAACCAGGTGTTTCTGGATGTAGACCCATAAGGACACCCTGGTGCCGACGCCATAGAATTTCCAGCTTCTCGTTAGCAGCCTTTTCGCTGTGCCAGACGTATTTATTACGTTGAAAGTGCTCGTGCTTTTTCCGATCAACGCGGTAGAGCTTGCGTTCACGGCCTTCTTTACCACTAAGGATGGTTAGGGTTTTAGGAAGTGCATCGTTGAACGGAAGACCGGAGACTTCTTCCACCACTTTGTATACGCTTGGTCCATCAATATCAACCCATACCAAACCATAGGGATGGTTGTAGACAGGACCGCCAAGAAGGCCAACGGCTTTGCAGTCGCCAGTGGTGAGTTCCTTTTCAATTTCATCACGCCCAAATGGTTTGTTTTGCCAGCCAGTGATGTAGGGATCTTTGTGTGCGCCCAAGGGAGTGAAGGGCCAATCTAGGGGCAGCAAATCGATACGGATTTCGCCGGGCCTAAGAGCGTATTGTTTTTGCGTCATGGGGTTACGTTTTGGTTCTGTACAGCTACTCTAAAGTTTTTTTCTGGAAAAAAACGCTCCTTCACTATGGTGTAAGCATGCAGATGCATTAGTGTGGGCAGATAAAAACAGTCCCCATCCGTCGCATTCATCATGCGACTCATGAGACTATTTATCCACTCACCCATGCCGACAGTGATGTCCATGAGGAGGGAGGCTGGGTTGTCTTCTTATCCTACGGCCGCCAATCCATGGCCACCATCAAGGAATAGTTAAATTATCAAGACTCATTAGACTCTTCTTTATACGCCCTACGCTTGTCAATTGATTCAAATTCTTTCATTAGTTTGTTGTAGAGCAGACAAGCATCTTCTTTTGTGACGACTGCTTGCTCGCACGCGATCGTCCAAGCCAGACGTTTACGGCACTCCATCAGACCTTGGGGGTTGTAAGCCATCAGTTTACCACTGTCGCTAAAAACCTTTTAAATAAACCAATCTTATACTAATGAAATGCTAATAGAAATAGCGTAGAGTAATGACTTTAAATGATTTTGGTGATTTACTTGGGCGTTTAGAAAACAGCCGAGCAAAAAATCGCAGGGGAAATAAAAGAAAGCGTCGTAACCCACCAGATGTTAAAAAACCTATTGATCGTAAAACTTTTGAAGGTATTGATGATAGTACTTTTAATAGGCCAGGTATGCCAGGTCTTGTTCCAGGTAGCATGCGACGTGGACCAAACGTTCGTTACGATCGCATAGGAGATATGCGTATTCCTGAATTCGCCTTTCGCCCTACACAACCCGGAGGTGGGCCAGATGATTTTGGACGCCCCGGCGGCGGAATGCGAGGTGGAATGCGTACCATGGAATTCCGAGATCGTAATGGAAACAGAATTGACGACCGCGATGAGCCAGGTGGATCACACTATAACGAAGAGGCGTATAAGCGTATGTTACAACGACAAGAAGAACGCAAAACCAAAGAAACTGCTAAAAAAGAACCTGCCCGTGGAAGTAAGTATGATGCTAAACCATCTGCAGGCACAGGCAAAGGCAAAGACTTTGAAAGAATGTTGCGTGCTCGGATGTCTAAGTATTAAATGAGATCTGCGTCGTACACATTACAATTTTCAATTTGTTTGTAGTACTCGTCCACAATCTTGTACCAGTCTTCTCGCAGTGAGTCCAAGAACCTCCGGGAAATCTTAAAGATTTGTGTACGCACCGGAGTTGACACCAGGATGGCGGCCTGTTGTACGGTCATACCAAGCGTCTGTTCAATGGCAATGTCGTATGCAGCAAGCTGCTTACAGGTCTTTTTAAATTTCATGTGACCACCCAACAGATCCCTCCACTCCTGGGACCCCTTCTCCAAATCTTTTGGCCACTTACGGCTATAGGGTTTGACGCTGGTTTTTAGGTCAGCAAGCGTTAGTTTGTTATTGGCGACAGCAATAATGTCAGGAGCGCCAGCCCAAGCACGACCTTCTGGGTCACAACCCCAGACGCGAGCAACGTCATCAGAACCAATAGTAAAGTTAAATTTATCCAGAACAGGAGACTCGGCCCAAAGGATCTCCTCAAATTGATCCAGGATTGGCGGCATACCCGCCCAAAAGTCTGCATATTCTTCCGGGATATCAGGCGCCTTGTTCCCTTTGAGGTATTGTTCCATGCCATAGTGGATAGCCGTTCCCCTTTCCGCAGCAGCTTCTTTAACACCTGGGTTAGCTTTTGACCACATTTCAAGCTTCCGTTTGTTTGCTTCGGAAGCTGTTTCACCAATAATTGTAGTTACGGACGGCGCTGGCCCAGTAGGTAACGGAGTTGTATAGTGACGTTTTCCGTTAAGCGTAATTCTGGCAGCGGTCCTATTCAGTGACCGCATCATCTCTGGCTGCTCGTCCTTGGCCTTAATCCAAGGATCCGATGTATTTAGTTTAGCAACCATTGATGGTTTTGTATATTGCTGCTAACTTAACACATAAATCAACTACGTGTGATGGACGGATTCAACTACGCAATTGCCTCTATTCTTGGCGCTATGCTTGTCGTCATTAGTATGGATGCATACCTGTTCTTTATGGAAGTAGCTTCCCGTCAATGAACAAATTTCTTCTTGGTATCCAAGGATACATCTCCTGCCTGGCTTGGGTCTTTCCTGCTCTGTGGGAATGGATCTTAGAGCAGTCTCCCGACCTTCGGTTTTGGCGTTGGCACACGAACTGGGATGATCATTTGTGGTATGCCGAACGTGTCAACGGTAGGCTTGCGATGTTGGCATTAACTTTTCTTTTCATTTGGTGCGCTACCCATGGGCTCAAACTTAACGCGTTTCTATTTGGATTTTGACGAGGAATGCAGGACAGGCTGTGTTGCGAGCCTTGCTTTTGAAGATGTAGAAACCATCGAAGCCGATGGATATGAAGCTACACTCAAGGAGAAAGACATTTCTTATTTACGCGTAGATCTATGACGACTTGGGATACGTATTTTGCCGAGAAAAAGGAACTGCTCGGCAACCGCGCCAATACTTTTGAAGCTATCTTCAACTGCCTTTTAGCCCTGGACCACCCACCCATCATTGTGGAGACCGGTACTTACCGAGAAGAGGACAACTATACAGGTGATGGCTGCTCCACGTTGTTGTTTGACAACTACGTTGACATCCATGGGGGCAAACTTTTTTCAGTTGACATTGACCCTGGTGCTTGCGACCTGGCAGCAAAAGCAACGAAACATGCCAACATCATTGAATCAGATTCTGTTGAGTACCTTGGTTCTCTTGACGGAGAATGCGACCTTCTTTACCTAGACTCTTTTAATATCCAAGATTGGTTGAATGACTGGGAACCCGCCGCCCATCATTTAAAAGAGTTATTTGCTGCTAAGAATATTTTGAAGGATGGCACCCTCATTGTTATTGATGACAACTTGACACTACCTAGTGGCAAACGCGTGGGCAAAGGTCGCCTGGTGTACGAACTAATGGATTCACTTGGTATTGAGCCATTGTTTGATAGCTACCAAGTGGGTTGGCTATGGCAAGAATGCGTATAAACCCTGCCTAACTATTCGGTTTTTCTCCTATCTTTTTTCCCTTGCTATAGGACATAATACAAATAAGTCAACGTTTCGTCTGATGTTATTTGTTTGCCCTATAGTAAGGACACCCAAAGAATCCGAGATGTCTCTTTCTAATCAAGTAAAAGAAGCTATTGATGGCGCCTCTCAATGCATGCGTGATGCACTTGCTTTTGCTGCGCGCACTGAACATCCCATCACGATCACTACAATTTCAGACATCTTGTGCCGTCTTGAATCCCTGGAGCAGGTTGATGAATTGATGAATCAGTTTGCAAAACGCGATGACGAAAAAACAAATCCCTACCGAGGCTGAACGCCTCGAAAAGTATTTTCGTCAAATATCAAAAGAGATTCCCGAGCCTACGCGCAAAGAGATAGATTGGATTTTATCGCGTCCATGTAAGTGGGCTAAAATATTAGAAGAAAAGAAAGATAGTCCTGATGTCTCAGGAGAATAAATATACAAAGCCAGAGTTACGCGAACGAATCAAAGATCGCGTGATGGCTGGTTCCAAGGGTGGCAAGCCTGGCCAATGGTCTGCACGTAAGGCTCAGCTTGTTGCAAGTGAATACAAAGAAGCTGGCGGTGGATATAAAGGCGGCAAGGGTGAGAAGCAAAAAGATTTGGAGAAGTGGGGCAAGGAGAAGTGGATGACCAAAGACGAGTATGAAAAGAGGGGTAAGGCTAAAGCTGCAGCTAAGAAGTATAAGGAGAATAAGTGATGGAATTATTTCAACGTCTTCTTAACCGAGTAGGTCAAGGCTATAAAGAGGCTGATAAACGTCTTGGTGGATTTTTACCTGGAGGCGGAACAGGAAATGTTTTAAGTCCTGTTTTAAAAACTGTTAATCCACAGGATGTAATAGGTCTTGGTATTACCAGAGCAATAGGACCAGCTCAAAGGCTCCTCAGTGAAAAGCTGGTACCAGTTGCAACGCAAGGAGGAAGTTGGAAAATAAACCAAAAAGTTCTTCCTCGTTTAATGTCGGCGGCCAGCGCTGAGATGAATAAACTAGGAAAACCAAATGTATGGAGCTATGCATTTCCAGACACAATGGATACCCCTAGCTATTCATTTAGTGATTACATGGAGGATATTGAAGCAGGAAGAGAGACCCGGTTTCAACAACGCCCTAAAGGTGTAGAAGTAGATAGTAATAAAGGGGGCTACTATCAATTTATGGGACCACACTATGAATTTGAAGGCAATGTAGTACGCGTAGACAGAAATACTCCTGCATGGATAACTGCACACGAACTTGGACATGCAATTGATTTTCATAAAAACCCCAATGCTTTTGCTTATTTAAAAAATATGCGATCACCAGAAGGATTTGAAAAACTTGCAAAACAACAAGCAGTACAAGCTTTAAGCCCCGGCGCGTTGGTCACAGGCATTGCATCTTTTAAAGGAGATCAAGATAAAAATTTATTTGAAGCAGGCGTAGAAGGCGCGCTATCGGGACTTGGGGCGGCACAAAAAACGCTTCGTGCCGAAATACAAGCGGATAGATATGGAATGCCTCTAGCAAAGCGAGCTGGCATTAATTGGAATCACTTACAGAATCTTGGTGCTAAAGGGTCTTATGTGTTGGGCGCTGCCGGACCCGGCTTCATGCAGGGTGTAGTAAGTGAATTGTTAGGACGCAATGTAGATGCTATTAGCGGTTTAGCTGGCACCGCAATGCGAGCCCTTAAAGGACCTCAATTAAGTCCTACTGAACAAGCTTTAGTTCAGTATGGATACGATCCTTCAAAATACGGAATGTCAATGTCGGGTGATGAAATAAAAATTAAAGGAAGGAATAAAGCAGAACAAGCTATTTATAACTACATTACTAATTCAAAATAATGGCTGACAAAGCAATACAAAAAGGATATACCAAGCGTTACCTTCCAGACAGTGCATGGGCTGCACTGTCTAAAGAAGAACGTGCGGAGACTGACCAAAAGAAAAGAGCTGGTAGTAGAGAAGGTAAACAATTTGTAGGTAACACTGAACGTGCCAAGAAAGCAGGACGTGCGGCCCGTCGTTACAAGGAAGGTAAGTAACTTTATAATCAAAAGAGATACTTAATTGACATGAAAAAAGCACCTCCAATGAAAGGCGGAAAAGACTTTGGACCAAAAGATAAAGGACCGATTAAAAAAGCAGATCCCTCTAAAGGTAAAGCTGTTCCTCCCAAGGGCAAAGAAGCTCCGGCTAAAGGCAAAGCAGGTGGCACTGACAAGCAAGCTGCTGCCCGCGACAAGTTCAAGGCAATGATCGAAG